CCAAAGAATATTTACTTTGTTTGGATCGATTGGAACTTTGCCAGGAACAGAAGTACATATTTGTACTTGGTCTAATAATTCTTTTGGAACATGCTTATACAGCATTTCCATTTGTAGCTCAGTGGCTCCTCTGGGTTGCATTATTCTTTTGTTTTAGCACCCATTGAAACTCTTGTCACTTTAATTTCTAAGTCCTGTCTAAAATCATCTTGAGTTGTATCTGTTTTAGGATCTAGAACATCAGCTTGAAACTCATCTTTAGACGCATAGACTTTACCAGTTCTTTTGTTTTTAATGATCTCTTTAGCTTCAGCGGGTATTTTAATTAAATCACTCATAATTATCTTCCTTGTCTGTTGTACTTTTTATAATCTCTTTTTTCACTTTTTGAAAGACTTTTTTTATGACGACCTGGACGTTTCTTAGGTTTTGGTCTAGGTACGAAATGTGTAAATTTTTGTTTAGCCATTTTGATCTGATCTATTTATTTCAAGAATAGATACCACAGCTGAGACTGCATTGGTAGTATTACACTCAATATTTAATGCGTCACTCTCTTCAAGTATAATAGGCCCTTTAGCAATATTACATATTGTTGGCCCAGAGATAGATGCATAAGCTATTTGTATTGTTGATGTAGACGAGCTATCGGTAATACTTGCTTTTAATACTTTTGATCCAGATTCGTTTGTAACTTGTATGTTTTGAATAATTGCACGTGAGTTAGATGGTGACGTGTACACTGTCACTGCTGCAGTAGTATTAGGATCGTAGAATGCGTTTTTATAAATATTAGCCATTATGTTAAATCAACCCATTTTAATGTGCCACAAATATCATCACCATTACTAGCTCCTTTTGCACACAATGTTAATGTATCAGAAGAACCAGCAATTGTCTGTCCTAATTGATAGGCAAAGTTAAATCCTTCTCTTGCAAATTGTAAATTGTTTGCACCTTTACCAGACAAATATGCTTGGCCAACAACCGTTCCTCCTGTAATTGTTGTGGTTCCTGTTAAATCATATTCAACATTATCAGAATAACTTGTATATGAAAATGCTGTACTTGGTGTAGCATTGAGTCTTAATTCTATTTGAAAATCAGAGTTAGAAATAGCGGATGCTGCAATATCAATTGGAATAATAACTGCATACGGTCTTCCTGATTTAATTCTAATTGTTGCTAAATTATAATACGTTCCGGCTGTGGTTAAATTAACACCACCTAATGATGCTGTTCCAATAGATTGTCTTAAACCCTCTGGAGCATAGCCACCTTCAATCATAGCAGTTGAACACACTTGTTGTAATACTGCTGCTCCTGATATAGTTCCTGTTGTTTCAATCTCATATCTGACAGGTAAGTTTGCGGTTTGCATGTAAACTGTTGATAGACTATTTGCATTTAAAAATGTATGAGCAACAATAAATTTACCATCTATTACAAAACCAACTCGTACTGCTCCCATACCTAACCATTCATAATCTGTAAACATAATTGTTGCTTTTGTAGGATCAAGTGTATAACCAGATGCACCAGTGCCATCTAATTTATCTCCATTCCAAGATGATTGAGATATTTCAGTATCAACTGCAGATCCAGTTACATACGTTCGTCTTACAATTTTTAATGTAGTATCATCAGCATAAAAGAATATTCCATTGTTTGCATCAAACGTTCCTATCTTTTGTTTTAGATCTGCTTCTAGAGTATTCATCACAAATGTATTTAATATTAATAATGATTTACCTGGTTGATAACTCATTACTCTTTTTGATTGTCGAATAACTTTATCACCACTAGCTGTGGTTACATTTAAATTAACTGTAGATTTATTGGCTGTATAAGTAACGGTTCCTGATCCTGTTAAGTCTTCATCAAAGAGATTGTTCTTTGACATAACATTTTTAGAATCAAATATAGTAAGTGGATTAGAAACTCTTAATCGTCCAAATGCATCATAGGCAGTAGATCCATCTCCACCACCAATTACTGTTGGTTCTACATTGACGTTATTACATCCTTGGCTCATACTACCTCATTGTATACCAAGAAACTCTTTCGACTTCTTGTTTTAATTCTTCTTGAAAAGAAGTATTTAATTTATCTTTTAACGTTCTTAATGACTGAGATATCTGTCTTTGATTCTCCTCAGTGTATGTAGGTGTTGGTTCTGGTATGTTAATATCTACTTTAGCCATTAGCCCCTCATTCCATCTGGTTGAATATCTGCTCTAAACGTTCCAAATCTCCAATTTTGATCTGTTGAAGTATTAGCAATTTTTAAACTAGCAAATCTAGATCTTGCACGGGTATCTACTTTATCTGTAGAACTTGTAATTGTAAATGGTCCTAAAGGAGACGATGCTGCAGCATCTGTTGGGTAATCTCTCAAATTAATTGTAATTTGAGCATTACCAGTTAATAATTTAAAATCAGGTACAAACCTTCTCATGGACATAAACATTTGACCGTCACCTTCTACAGCTAGATCAAAATCTCCAGATTGTATGAACGCAGTTATTGCTGTTTTGTTACCTGCAGAGTCTACTTCATTATTACCCACTTCATGAGCGTAATAGGTGCTTGCACCATTTATATTAGTTACACCTTGAATAACTGGAAAACTCGGTGTCCCTGATCCGTTGAACTGTGTTGCGTATGGATTATCATATAATGTTGAATCGTGCCAAGATGTTCTAGCTAATGATCCTGTTGTCCATACATTTTCTGTATAATTATATGTCACAACTCTATCTACGTTAGAAGAACCGTTTTTAGGATAAAACCAACTAATTTCTTCATACAAATGATTAAGTCCAGAATACACTTGCTCCCCTGCAGTGTAATTTATTCCTAAATTATTTCCTTTACTTGTAAATACAAAATCTTCCACTAAACATGGTAATGATTTAACAGTACCATCAAATACAAAAAAACCTCCTGCTTGACCCATCCAAAAAACTTTTCCATTAACGTATTTCAATGCATGTTGTCCAATCAAACCACAGTTGCTTCCTACTTGTCTTATTGAGAAAGTAAAAGGGGGTCCAACAAATTGCATTACATATGCAGAAGTGTCTGTTAATATTAATATATAATCTTTTGCTTTTGCTGCACCTATAATTTTAACACCAGAATCTAACCTAAATGTTCCTGCTGTATTTATTGATGTAGGAGTATAATCGTTTATGTCTTCTTGATCAGAAAATCTTATAAACATTTTGTCTTGAGTAGCATTATTTCCAATACTTGTTTCTGTTCCAAGAATAATTAAATGTCTGTCTCTTTCAGATACGATAGACATAACCGATCTTGTTGGGGCATTTGTTACAGCAGTCGCTCTTGTAGTAAGTGCTGTAGGGTTACCTCCTAATGTGTTCCATTCAAATGTTTTTCCATTTTTAATTGTTGCAATAAGCTTTTGTCCAAAATGATCTAAAGACCATGAAGCAGGATCTAGAATTACTGAACTTGTAATAGATGCTGAACCCCAACCTGTGTAAACTTCAACAGAAGATCCGTCTGCATGAGCAGATCGTGTGCCCGCTACATCTCTTGTAATATTTGTTAAATTATTGCCGGATATTCCTGTGTATGAAATAAATTCAGCTCCAACTTTTATTGTACCTGACGTTGGAAATCCTGTTACTGAAGAAAGTGTAATTGAAGTTCCCACACCTCCAGTACCGTTGGTATCATCTAATAAGGCTCCATTTAAAGTACTTACAACCCCGGTAGCTCCACCCCACGAAGCTGTTCCCCAACCATATCCTGCGCTTTGATTTAACGGTCCTACTTTTACATATGGATTAATAGTAGCTGCACCACTCGCAGAGGTAGTCGCTGTGGCAGCACTTGCCATAGTAATTGTAAAAGTGTCTATTGTAGCAGTAACAACTTGAAAGGTGTTTGTTTCAAAATCAGCAGCAACAAAACCTGCTCCTACTGGAGGAGTTACTGAAGTAAATTTGAATAAATCTCCTGCGACCAAACCATGTGAAACTTTATTTACGGTAACAGTTGCTGAAGTATTTGTTGTATCGAAAGTAATTCCTGTAATAGCTGTGTCTAAAGGGGTAATATCATAAAAGGCACCTTCATAATAAATGAATAAGCCTCTGTTAGTTCCTAGTGCTGCATATTTTCTACCATCTAAGTCAGCCCAAACAAGTTGTTCTCTTACAGCTCCTACTAAAGTTTTACTTGTAATTTGACTCC